TCCTGGGCTAGCAAAATCGCATCTGATCCACGTGAGGATGCACTTACCTTAAAGCTTGCATAAAGGCCGTCTTTAGCTGAGGTCATACTTTGCATACGCCCTACCACGGCTGAGTTATCGTGAGACATTAAAAGCTTTACTTTACTAGGCTCAGGGGCAGTAATTGCACCCTCAGCAAAAACTACTTTACCCGCGCTTGTGTAGCCAACTTCACCATAAGGTGCGATTTTGCCTGAGATAATACGGCGCTCGCCACTATCTACTGCCTCGATATTGCCACTAAACGTTAAGATCATTAGTGCCGTTCCCTTCATTAAGGCCCATTGGGCTTAGCTGTTCCATACTTTGCGCTTGCTCTAAATCTATTAAACCTAGGTTAAGCATTTTCTCTATAGCATCTAAACGCGCTGCAGTATCGGCACGTAAAAAAGTCTCATCTAGTGCAAAGCGCACTACGTTACCGTGCGCCGTAATATCATCCATAGATAAACGGTTTTCAATAGCGCTAATAAACGGCTGTAATGAATATGCTACAAACTCTTTGCGCCCGTCAATAATGTTTTGGTACGTCATACTGTTATTCATATCTGCGCTAATATAATAACTTGGCACGTTCATTAAACGGCTTACTTCCGTAGCTAAGTATTGGGAACTTTCCGTGTAGGTCATATCCTTAGGTGAAAAGCCAACCTGTTGGTAATCTAAAGTGCTAGTGAGATAAGCCGTTGACCTGCTAGCTCTAGCGGCCTTCCAAGCTGCTAGCAAACCGCTAATCTGTGCCTCAGGTAAATCTGCACCGCTGTTTTTAATAAATCCAGTAGGCATAGGTGTAGCAGCTGCAACAGCTGCGGCCTTTTGTACATCTATTGCGCTCTGTATTGTGCGTGCGCCTGTCTCTAATACGCCAGGTAATAAAGATTGAAAAGTAACAAGGCTACCAATACCAGCCATAGGTGCGCGTACTCCATTAACGCTGTAAAAATCGACCTGATCTCCGTATTGGTCAGTAGTAACCGTTACGCGAGTATTAGCTACCCACTCAAAACCACTAGGGCGCCCGTCATCGGCGTACAAAGATGTAACGCGCCAATATGCAACGCCGTAAAATAGTAATGAGTCAACGGTATAAGCAATAGTTACGCTACGTGGCTGGCGCATATCGGGTTGGTCAAGCCATAGCGGGCTTTCCATTTTTGCACCTGTAGATTTTTTGTATAGCTCTAAATCAATACTTGATATAACGCCTGCAATTAAATTACGGCATCGTGCAACAGAGGGCACTTGCAAAGCTGTAAAACGATCCATAAACGGGGCACCGTTGCCAGTTGCATAAAGGCCGCCATAGCTATAAACGCCAGCGCCGTAACCTTGTGACATAACGGCAGGGGCTAGCTGGGCGGTAACATCTTTTTTAGATAAACCAAAAGTTTGCAATAGACCCATAGGGCGGATTATAGGTTATCCACAGGTGTAAAGTTATACACACCCTCGGCGTGTCTAAACGTAAACTTTAGCCTCAGATACGGGCTGTGCTAAGACGTGAATTACCATAGCTAGGCCGATAGGTATATCTACAGGGCCAGCCGATTTACGGCGCACAATACGCCAGCTATCGGGTGTTATTTTAGCTGCGCAGTTGGCCATCTGTTGTATAACTAAATCTTGCCCGCTATGGCGTAGGCGATCATTGACCAGGGCATTATGAAAATCTGAACAAGCTGTATAAAAGCTCTGCCCCGATATATCGCGGGTTTGTACGCCTGCATTTTGCAAACGCTGAGCTATGGATGCCGTGGTGTACTTGTCATAGCAAACTAAACGTGGGTAATACAGGTCAGCCCATTTTTTTATACTTGCAGCCATAACTAGCTCATCTACTGCTACCTGTGAGCTATAGGTATCTAATACAGCTACACCTATGCGCCCGTCAGGCAATATCTGACCCATTACAAGGCTTGCATCGCGCTTAGACGGGCTAACGTCAAAAGCAAAAATAGTTAAAGGCCCAGGTGCCATTTTTAAGTTGATGTCGCTGGCATCCTCGACAGATCCGTGGGGCCACGGCGATTGTAGGCTATCTATCCATTGGCATAACGTCTCTGTCCTAAATTGCTCTGTGGTTTGTGTAGTCAGGGCCTCTTGTATAGATGCCTCGGTAACCAATATGCCTAAAGCTGGGTTTGCCATAGCCCAAGCTTTACGATCATCTAAAGCTGCAAACTGTGGGGCGCTGTATTCGTAATAACCTAGCGACTCGGGCGGATGCGCCAGGCATCGCTCGCGTAACTCGTTTAAGGTCACGCTAAAAGCATCGCCCGCATTACTGGCCAGTAGGGTTTGGGCGTTTGGACGGGCACGAGTCACAGGCATAGCAGCTGCAAAGGCTACCTGGTCAACTTCTCTTAGCTCATCTATAAATAGAAAATCTGCCGTAGCACCACGGGCTGAGTCACGTGTAGCTGCACGTACATCTAGCCTGGCACCTGACTTTAAGACTATGGCCTCATTACCGTTGGCGTAGCGGATGCTTTTAAGCTCTTTCTTTAGGATAGGTGCATCTTCTATAGCTTGTGCCACTTCTCTAAAGGTAGTTAATGCCATAGATCGTGCTGAAGAGATGACCACGTGGTTACGCTCGTTAAACAAGAATAAGCCCGCCAGGATACGCATACGCGCCAGGTGAGACTTGCCCTGTTGGCGTGAGGTCAAAAGCAGATTAGTTTTACGCACAAACATTTTATTTTTATCTATCGTCAACATATCCTGCATTACGTAGCGTTGCCAAGGTAAAAGCGGCAGGCCAATATCCTCTGCCAGCTGTGCGACTTCATCGCCTCGGCTCGGGCCTTTCAGCGGCTTGTTTTCTAAGCGTGGTCTCACCGCCCCTTGTAAGGGCTGGCTAGCTTTGGTTGCCATTAGTTAACATCCTGCTCAGGTTGGCCAGCGCAAGGGCCTTGCTGGGTCATTACAGACGTTTTTGGGGATAAACTGAGAATAAAGACAGGGGGGGTAGCGCTTGTGGCTAAAAAAACGCCCTGTGACCTATTCCCCTTGCGTGTATTGCAACGCTTACAACAAGCAACAGCATTATCAGGACTCACTACTAGCTCAGGCGCTTTAGAGATTGGGATAACGTGGTCAACCTGGTCTGCATCTTGGCCACAGTAAAAGCATACGTAGCCGTCACGCTGCAGTATCTTGGTGCGGAACCCGTCACGGTATGCCCGCTTTAGTCTAGGGTCACCACGATTAGCCATTAATAATGCCCTACCTTCTTATGTCTATCTAACGCCTTGCACGTATCACCTTTATAGATCCTATGATGAGTAATGTACTTAAGGCCTAAGTCTATCTGCTTATATGGATTAGTCTCTGTCATCTTTAACAGCTGTGGAATACCAAACGCAGTACTCTTAGCGTTTTTAGCGGTAGGTGACCAGTTACTCTCTAAACGCCATAACGTCACCAAACAGCGGTATTGCTTATCATTAGCTAACTTCATATGAGCATAAAGTTTATAGCTCTCTACGTTTGGATCGTAGGCCTTTGCTGGCGTAATCCCAATTACACATAGCACGGCCAAAAGCACCAAACTACGCCTGCGAGCTATCCGCCTCAGCGGCTCGCCAGCGAGTTGTGATGCTAGCGTAGGTGTCAAGCTACTAGCGAGTATGTGGATAAGTTGAGCGTACCGCCTGCGTGTCGTACACAGGTTCAAGGTGCTTGTGGATAACTCCTGTGGATAACTATTCACGCACTCGGCCTATGTTTACGCGGTGTAAAGCTGCTACTGCAGGATCACCTAAAGCAAATAAAAAGCATTGAAAGCTAATATGAGTATCGTTAGCATTAGGTCTGTTAAATTGAAAAGCAAAAGGTAAAGGCACTACTGCATCGGCTTTAGCCCATATTTTAGCAAACCATTTACTACGAGACACCACTAACAAAGCTATGCCATTATTATTTTCTATAAACTTATCAACCCAAACTCTAGGCCCGCTAAAAGGTGGGTTCATCCAAACCAACCCCCCCCCCCACTCTTGCGCTAAGCCGTCCTCTGCCTGGCTAAACCAACGCTTAGCAGGTATCCAGGGTATTCCCTGAGCAGGTGCAGCTACGTCTATATCAAACTCTAAGCCCATAGCATCAAATAACCATTTAGGCGTGTAGTAATCGTTAGTAGTAATGTCCTCGCTTACAAAGTTAAAAAGGCTATTTTGCATTGTTGCCACAAGCTAACTCACAGTTTTCTGAGTGGTTTTTAATAGACACTTGCAAAATAGTTACAGCTACTAAAGGCCGTTTACTGTCAATGTCAAAGGTTTTACCACAATCGCAGGTATGAATAATTTGAGTCCTCATTTAGACCCACCCCAACCCGTGCCCCTGAATATGGCACCTACTGGGTCATAAATACGGCGCATATCAAAGCCAC